CGTTATGTTGGTTTTTGCCTTGTCGAGCTTACGCTTTGCGACGTAGACGCCCGACCCGCTGATCTCGTGGCCATGAATGACGCGCAGCTTGCCCACCTGTATTCCCATGCCGTCATCGACGTATGTGATGTCAAGGTCGCGCAACTTCAGCGTATCGGCGAGGCTTTGGTATTCGTCGAGCTCACGCGCGACGTTGCGCATATAGCGCTTCCACCAGTTCTCGTGATTGCCTTCGACATAGTACATCTTGACGCGGTCGCCGAAAAACTTCCGCAGCGCTTCGAGCTCACGGCGTGCCGTGCTCAGTTCGTACTGGAGTCCGTACTTCCGTGCGTCGCGGCCGTGTCTTGTAAGCGAGTACATATCGACAACGTCGCCGTTTAGAATGAGCGTATCGATGCCTGCTTTCTTGAGATAGGTCACCGCAGCATTACACGCGTTGACGTCATGGACGGGGACGTGCAAGTCGTTGATGATCCCTAACGACTGCGAACGAATGACCACCGGCTCGGCGCGTTCGTCGTAGCCCGCCTGAAACGGACCCGAAACAGAACCGCCGAACGGGCCCGCAGTTGTGACCACGGGCGCGTCCGGCTTTGGCTTCGTTGTTTGTGCCTTGGCTTTGAGCTTATCGCTTACACTCTGGAGTCTGTGCTCCCGAATGAGTCGCATCTCTTCAGCGTTGAGGCGAACGGGTGGGTTCGGCATGGACAGGACATCCCGATTATGTTACTTGCTATCTTCAGCGAAGAGCGAAACAAGAAAGACAGTTACGGCAATGATTGCCTCCTGCGGGATCACGATGCCAAAGATGGCCTGTGCTCCGACTGCAATAGCGCCGACAATACCGGTGACCGTCGTTTTCCAGTTCTTCATAACCTTACCTCGAATGATGGTAAAAACGTGCGGGGCTATAAGAATAGCGATCCGCGTCTTCAGCTTGACTTCTTCGTACGTGAGGATCGCGCGTTCGGCGAGCGTGAGCTCCCATAGCTTGTCGATCTCTTCGCTCGTCTGTGGTATCGGTTCAGCGTACCGACCGTCGAAGGGAGTCCAGACGTCGCGCCGTATTCGTGGCGGCCGTGTGATCTCCACTTCGTTCGATCCACTGGATTCGGTACTCATGGTCGGCAAGTTGCGACTGTATCATCTCGAGTTTGGCAACATCTACACGCAGACTCGTGAACTCGCTCTTTATAACTGCCATGTCTTCGCGCAGTGCCACGACCGTAGAGAAGAGCGCCGCGCCCATTGCGACGATAACGCTCGCACTGATCCCGAGCATCCACTTTGTGAAGTTGTCGGACATGTGTTATGCCTTCGGATATTGCGCCTTGATTGCCCAGCGCTTGGCGTAGATCTTGGCGAGGCGTTCTTCGTACTTCGCGATGTCTGCCTCGTTCTTCGCAGCCTTTGCCATAATCAGCTCCGCCGTCAGCTCTGCAATGTCCTGAAGATAGATACCTTCGTTCGCGTAAGCTTCGGCGCGCTTGACGTGATACGGAGGCTCGAAGTAACCAGACGCGACGAGCTCGTTCCACTTCGCAACGCATTCATCAAGTGTTGGGATAGGTTCGTTGGGATCGATCCACGTTTCGACCATGCGTTCATAGGTGCGATGTGAAGTTGCGCCGCGGAGGCCGAGTTGAGAGATGACTGTTGACAGTTCCATTATACCGTCCCCGCTGCTCGTTTGTATGCTCTCGCATGTTCGCATCGCGCGTAGAAACTGGGCGATGCGAAATTGAGAGTCACCTTAAAGTAAATTGTAATATCAGATGTGAACGTTACTGCAGTGTCAAGAGCTGTGGTCAAGTTGAGTCCACTTGGCAAAAGTGGTCCCCAAGCTCCAACAGTAGATACCGACGTTGACGCAGCGTTGTACTGAACTGGGGTAAATGCTACACCATTGCCAAGCCTTACAAAACGCAATCTCGTGAAGTTTGGTGTTGCTGTTGTGATCAAACCAGCTGTTAATGCGCTAGAAGTCGAATCAGTTATTGTAGTGCCGCCAACTTTGTATGTCACTTGACGTGATGCTCCAGTATTTTGTAAAGCAATGAACATCATGTCAAGTATTATCTCTTCACCATCGGCCCAACTGTTAGCAGGAACAGTAAACTGAGCTACTGTCGTCTCTGTGGTGGTGTTTTCTACATCTGCGATTGTTACCGTATATGTCGTTTCACCACCAGCCGCGGCGATCGTGAGCGTTTCATCGCCACCGTTGTTGTTTTCGGTAAACGTGACGTTTGTGCCAGCTACGAGCTTGCCGTTGAGATAACCCGCGGTCGTGTCGTTGGCGGAGACCTTGGCCTTTTCGTCGGTAGCGTCGCCGCCACTGCCGCCCGGAGATAGGTTCTCGATCATGCGTCGTTGTCCTTCTTTGTTTTGAACGCCTGCCAGTGCACGGCCGGGTTGTTTTGGATAGCGATGATCTTGATCGTCGTATCCTGGCCGATGTCGATCTTAAACGGCGTATCCTTCGTCAGCTTGAAACCTAGGGTCGTCGTCGGGTTCGTGCCGTCGAACGTTATCATCGCGTCATGAGCTTGCACTTGCAATACGATGAAGTCCGCGTTGTCAGGTGGTGTGATCGTCTGCGCTGTGTGGTTGACGAGGTTCATCGTCTGCAGCGTGCCGAGCCGTTGTCCCGTGAATCCTGTTATAGCCATCTTTGTTTCCTTCATGTGAGGTTCTCACCTCCGAGGCCTTAGCCCCGGAAGTCAGAATCTCTGATTAGCAATAAACAGCGGCGCCGAGGTTCTGATCCGTTGCGTTCGGATCAAAGTCTGTGCCGTTGTAAAGAACTGCGATAGCTGATCCGTACGTACCTAGCGAACCATTGCCCGCAGTTGCGACGAGATCGATATAGCGCTTCTTGCCTTGGAGGCTTACGTGGATTGCATATACCTTGTTATCGTCAGTAGCAGAAGGGAGCGCCGGGTTACCAGTCGCACCGAATACAGTCGCGCTGATGTCAGCGGCGCCGCTCATACCTGAGTCGTCGCTTTGCTGCAACTTGAGAGCGCCCATCGCGATATCTGTCGCGCCGAGTGAGAAGATAACGGCGAGCTTACCAAAGCCCGCAGTATCAATCGCAGTCGTAGCGAAATCTGCGTTGTCAACGATAGCCGCAGGCGGCGTCACGTTTACGAACTTAACGTTCTGGAGTGAGTTCATAGTCTGGGGTCCTTATGAGTTCTGTGAAACAAAAGCGATGATAGGACCGGCGACGCGTGACGATGCTGTAGCGTTGTAGTTTCCTACGTCATGCACTGCGATATCGACGTACTCGGCTGCCTTGACATAGATCGTGTCGTTCTGGAATCCGAGCGATGTGTCAGTCTTGATAGACGTCGACATGCGGTCGCCCATCGACGCAGCCTGTCCGAGGTTACCGAAGTAGCCGAAGACTTGCGAGTTCGCGTCTGTGCTCGGCATAACGTCGACGATCTCCACAGGGAAACCAAGGAAGCGCATGCCGTATGTACCTGCGATCTCAGCTGCAGTAACACCACCGGCGCTGAGAGCCAAACGCTCACCGCTCGCCGAGAATGCCGTCTTGTTGAAGTACCACTTCGCGTTTGGACGTGCGTATGTTGGAAGCTTAGAAGCGCCTGTGATGAAGTCGCTCAGCGTAGCTTCTGAGAAGAGGTTACCGCTGATAACCTGCACGCCCCCGAGGTTGGCCTTGTTCGCGTCATTCGTCCATGTGCCGCCTGCAGCTTCGAGGACTTGGCGGAACTTGTTACCCACGCCTGTGATGCCACCGAATGCTGAAGTGCCGTCACCGTTAAAGCCCGCTTCGTCTTCCTTCTTTGCGAACTGACGAGCTACCGACTCTGCGAAACGCTGGCCGAGATTAACGGTCGCGTTCATGTTGAGTTCTTCGCTAATCACTGCGAGCGCTGTGAGCTTCTTCGCTGTGAGCACTACCGAACCGAACGTCATGTCAGACGCTGTGTAGTTTGTAGCTTCCGAGCCCCAGTACGCTGTAACATCGTCGTTCGTGCGGAAGATGCGGATCGTCTCAGAACCCATCGGCTCGACGCGAGCATTGCGACGGAATACGCCGTATGTCTCCTTGAGGTCGATGATGTACGACGATGTCTCCTCAGGTACGAAGAGGCCGCCGGTTGCATCTTGGTTCTGCGTGTGCGTCTTGTACTCTACGCCTGTGACGTCTGAATACTTTTGACGTGCGTTCTCGTTCGAAAGACCAGCTACGAAGAGACCTGTTACGTACGACTTGTAGTCGGCTTCGTTCATCTTCGACTTAGCTGATGACTCGCCGACCTTTACTGTCGATGTTGACGGGAGCTCGTTAACCGGTGTCTTAATGTCTGCGATCCGCTTAGCGTTCTTTGCCTTGATAGCCTCGAACGACTTCGCCTCGTTGACTTGATTTGTGAGAGTGTCGATCTCGTTGTTCAGCTCTGTAGCCTTCGCAACATCTTCGGCCGTAGGCTCTGCAATGTTGGTCAAGACGTCCAGCTCTGTAGACTTGACGCGGATCGCGTCTGTCAACTGTTGGATTGTCATTGGTTGTCCTTTTGACGTGAGTTATGGAGAGCTCGCAGACGTTGCATCTCCATTTGAGCGCGTGCGCTCTTAGGCTTTGCACTGTCGATGAGCTCCTTAATTGATGAGGTCGCATTCTGCAGAGCATCGACGAGAGATGAGAGGCGAGCCACGTTTGCCGACGAAAGCGTGCGTCCTTCCTTCTCGCGAATCTGCGCGCGTTCGTTCAACCTCGCGACAAGACGCAACACGTCGGCTCCGACGTCGTCGATATCTTGCGTGAGTCCCTTAGCGCTAACGATTGCAGTTTGCGGATTTGCTCCAAACAAAACGGGCGACCACTCGAAGAGCGTGCCCTTTACAAGTTCGCGGGCGCCGTCCGGCGCGATGCGGTCTTCCTGCACTGAGTAGCCAATGCTAAACTCGTCGATGATACCTTCCTTGATATCAGAGAACGCCTCGCGTCCGCGCTGCGTATTCTGATTGAACTTGGCCTTAACGTACAAACCGCCGAGACCCTTTAAGCCGTCAGGCAAAAGCGGATCGTTCGGATAGAGTTCACGTGCTTCTAACGTCTTCGCGACGGGTGCGTTCCAATCGTGCATCCACACGCCCTTCGGCATCTTGCCCTTGAGCGACTGCTCGAAGAAACCGGGGATCACGCGGTCGCCTACGCTATCGACGTTGTTGAATACGGATACGACCGCTTCGAGGATTCCCTCGTCGGCGTTAACGGCCTTGATATGACAGGAATGACGCGACTTCGTCAAGTTCATTCGATTACCTTCGTAGTAGATGACGCAACATGGCGAACGCGTTCGGATAGTTTTGCACCATCTTACACGGGATTAGCCCGCTCGTAATCCTCACGACGTCGCGCCCGCGTGATGCACCTGCAATTGACGGCGTCCTCAGCCTCGAGGCCCGGACCTGCGGGATAGGGTGTTTCGCGGCCGTTGATCGTGAAGTTGCCCTCTTCGTTTTCCCACTGCCCTAACGCGCGCGCATGGGAGTCGCGAGCACCGGGAAACGAAATCCACTGACGCACAATCTTACGTGCGGGGTTGCTCTCACGATCAGAGACCGTCTCCCATACCGCCTTCTGTGTTACGCCAGTCGTTGCCGTCGCAGTCGTTCGCCCGATTGCATTCGCCCGACTCGTCGCGAGCTCGGTGAACTTCGTCCGCAGCTTAGCCGTAATCTCGTCGGCACTAAGACCGCCCGATTCGCTGAGGATCTTCCGAACGTCGTCGCGGATCGTGCCGATCGAATCTTCGATTTTAGCACTCGACTCGTCGATACCCTCACGCCGTGCAGCGCCGTAGTCGCCCTCTTCGGCGTTGACGTCCGTCGATGCTTGGGTGACCATCTCTTCGACGAGCCCCAGACGATCCTCTTCGGTCGCGTTCAGGAACCGCTCCGTCCACTCTTCGACGTCGAACGGGTCGCCCTCTTGTTTCGTTAGCACAGTGCCGAGATAGAGCTTGACACTGCCGAGGATCTCGCGTTCGAGGTTGCGGACTTCCTTACCAAACGACACTGCGATACGCTCTGCCCACTTCTCCGAGATGTCGTCGACGGCCTTGAAATACGTCTCGTCGTCTAACGAGTCGGAACGAAAGCCCGCGGACGTAACATCCGCGCCTCCCTTCGTTTGCACGCTGGTATCGCGTGAGGCCGTTACGATAGCTTGCGCCTGCGGTTCGATGTTGTTGAAGATGTTGGTTAGCTGTTCTTCGGCGATCGTCGGGAACGCGACACGCGCGATAGCCAGCGCAGCCTCAGCGGTAAGCAGTCCCGTCGATACCTGGTTGGCGATGTCTAACAGCGATGTGATCTGCGCGCCGTTGAGCGATACCGGCACTGTCTCGGTCGTTGTCGTCTCGCCTTCCTCCTGTTGTGCGACTTCAAACCCGAACGATTCCCGCGCTTCGTCGAGCGTCATAACGCCCACTTGAAACGCCTGCAGCGCCGTAGTCCGTTGCGATTCTACCGACGGCTTCAGAGCTTCGACCGTGCTCAGGTCGAAACCTACCTCGACGCCAAAGTCAGGAATCGCGAGTTGTTCGTTGATCTGATCGGCGATCATGTTCCACAGTGGCACGCGTACCATATCGGTGAAGTCCTTCGACGCCTGCTCAGCATTCGAGTACGTCGACGACATGATACCTGCGTATGTGTACGCGATAATCGGATGAACGCGGAACACGCCGCAGATCCGCGCCTCGTATTGACTGAAAGTAGACTCCATGCCGAGTTCGTTGTAGTCCAGTGCCAAGCGTTCGACGCTCTTCACGCCCCACATATGACCGACCGACCCCCGGCGCTCGCCGCCGTACTTACGCTTAAATGATCGCTCAGCAAGTGACACCTGATCGGGCGACATCTCCTCGTCGTAGATCACCAGCGTCTTAGGCATCGCGTCGTTCTTGTGGATGCTGAAGATCGTACCGCTCGCCTCGTTGTACGATTCAATCGTCGTCGAAGCAAGTACAATCGGAGAGCCGCCGGCATAGCTAATAGCAGGGTCAACCCAGAAGCCGCGGATATGAACGACATCATCCTTCGGTATCTCCCATGTGTTTGAACCGTTATAGTAGTGATACGCCCTGATGTTCCCGAACTCGTCGAGCACCGGCGCGAAGTTAGCATCTGAGTAAGGCTTGAGATCGATCACGGCGCCCGCAGCGTTACGGCGTTTATGATAGTAAACATTGCCGCCGATGCAGAGGTACGTCATCGCCGTAGCCATGCTAAGACGCCACGACGAACCAGCGAAGAGAACCGAGACTGGATGATCATAGACGAACGACTCGCCATCACGAACGGCGAGGTAGGCCTCTGGCATCGTAAGCGAGTACGCCATAGTGCATCCCTGCGCGACCGGGTTGTCCTTCCACAGTCGGTACGCCTGCGCGAAGTTCGTCACGGGCGTGAAGGAGTGCTTCGTGTAAGCTAAGGTAGCGAGTCCCGGCAGTTCGCCGCGCTCGGAGAGCTGCAGCTGTTTCTCGTTCGTTCTGAAGATGCGGTCGAAGATGCCCATGTGATAGTCTGTTAAGTGAAGAGAACGCCCGCGCCTTGATTCTTGACGGCTGCGAGCTCGGCATAGACGAGCGCGTCTACCATATCGTCATGGTCCGAGATCGGAAACGATAGGAGCTCACGCTCGAAGTGAGGATCTAAGTTTGTTACGTGAGTAACGAGTAGTTGCTCGTAACGTGCGAGTACCGCATGAAAGCGCGTGACCTTGTCGCGGTCCGGCTTGATAGCCTTCACAGGTAACGACGTCTTTCGCAGTAGCTCTTGCACGACCGCGACTTGATATTGCACCGCCTCGATGTTGATGCGCTGCGGCTTCCATTTTGCGGCGTACTGTTTCACAGTGTCGACGACCTCGTGAAAGCTGACCTTACCTCGCCACACGTCGACGACGTAACGGCGTCCCGATTCGGGATCGTAACCGACAACAACGATAGCAGTATAGTCGGCCGTCTCCGACTTGGAGATAGCAAGATCCACGCCCATACCATAGCGCAGGCCAGACGGCACGCGGTCGCTAGGTACGTGAGTCAGATGTTCACGCTTGACAAGCGCACCCTGCACGTCGATGAACTCAGCGAGAAACTCTTGTTGGAATACCAGACTCGGCAGTTCGTTACGTGCGGCTTCGACTTCCGTCGCGTCGATGTAAGGATTCGCGGCCGTCGGCATCTGCCAGTATGACCACGTTTCATCGGTGACCGCGCGTTCGCTTAGCGTGTGGAAGTAGTTGCGCCCCTTAGGCGTCGAGAAGAACCACGCGTCGCCCTTGTAGTCTGCAAGCGTTGGACGTATGGCCATCGTCCAAGCCTCTTCTAAGTTCGTGACCATCGCAGCCTCGTCGATCACGACGCGTCGGTACTTACGACCTCGGACGGCGTCGTAGTTATCAAGCGACCAGAAGTCGAGCTGACCACCGTTGATGTACGTGATCCGCTTCTCGCTTTCGTTCGTGTCGGCGATAACCGCGGCAAAGTCTTTCTTTACCGTTCGCCAAACGTCCATCAGCATCTTATAAGTCGGCGCGAAGTACGCAGCCGGATCGCCCGTCGTGATACACTCAGCGAGCGCAGCCTCAGCGAGCACTGTCTTACCCCACCGGCGCCCGCAGTTCACGACGTTGAAACGGCGTCTGTTATTCCAGACCCGCAGTTGTGCATCGTGTAACTCTATGTCAAGTGTTATCCGGCTCATCGTCTTCTCCACTGCGACGAGCACCGCCGATCTTTACTGTGAGTTCCTGCGTCTGTGTCACCTTCGACTCTACCTCGCTACGGTCTCGCCATCCGAGAACGTTCTTCGCAATGAAGATAGCGACCGATCCGTTGCCCTTCTCGATACCACCGTAGGCGTGGGCGTCGAGGAGAGCTGCGATACGACGTTTGCATGCCTGACGTACCTTCTTTACTGCGGCGGAAAACTCAGGGTGAATCGACTCCCATTCGCGCAGAGTCTCGTCGTGGATGCCCAGATGAGCGGCGAGCTGTTCAATATAGAAACCGCCCTCGATCGCCTCACTCATGAGGGGTTCGAGTTCTTCCCAGTCGTATTTCGTTGGTCGTCCTCCTGCCATGCTGCAACCTTACCACATGTACACGTATAGTTTTGCACCAACTGGAGATAGGGCTCTTGTCTCATCACCCGGACGATATCGCGTACGTCAGGGAACAAGACGATCTGATCTTCGACGGCTTCGACCGCTCGCATCACGGGTTGTCGTTCCCGGTTAAACTCCCGAGCGATCGACGAGTAGTCCCACGCGAACCGCTCATGTAAGACGAACCAGACGAGATGACGAGCGAGCGCCGGACGTCTGCGATGTGAACGTCCGTATATCTCGGCGACGTGTACGCCTATCAGGGCCGCGGCATGGTGGGCGATGACCTGCGCTATCATGGCAGCCTCAGGATAGCTAGTGCTTCGTCTGGGCTTGTTACGACATGGTAGGGGACGCCGTAGCGATTGCAGCATTCCGCAAACCGTACTTGTGTTTCCGACGGCTTGCCTCCGGGGCGCTTGACTTCGAGCATCCACACGCGGCCACGTTTGTAGACTGCGAGGTCGGCATGACCTGACGTCGCGTTGATGTTCACCACACGATAGGCGCTAAGGCGGCTCCCGTGCGCTGTGAGCGATGTTGACGAGTTAACCCTCACCACCATATACCCCGCGGCTTCTAAGGCCTTAGAAATCGCCGTTTGGATCTCGTGCTCCTTTGGCGGTGGCCCCTCGCCTGCGCGCTTCTTCTTTGCACGGTCACGGGATGCGGCCTCTTTGTCAAGATGTTCCTGCCATTTGCGAGCGTCGATCGCTGCGAGCTCTTCGTCGATGTCCTTCATGATGCCTCCTCGAATGTGATTGAGTGATGAGCCGTCCATGTACCGTCGGCGTGTTCGATCCACGTCCACTCTATTACGTTGGACGGGTACATTAGTGCAATAAGATCCCGGTCGCGTCTGTTCCGTTGACGGGCGAGGTTGGCACTCGCGAGCACCTCGTCCGGTGGTACGATCCGACCTGCACTATCCCCGGTTACAGAGTTACAGGGTGAAAAGCCGTTTTCTATATACTTATTATTGATATTGTTTTTCCCTCTTAAGGAAAAATGACTTTCACTCTGTAACCGGAGGCCATTTTCAGCCGTTTTGACAGGTGCTAACTCGTTCGTTGTCAACGGCTTACTCGGTTCACTTGTAGCGGTTACAGAACTTTTCGGGTTTTGCACGCCGAG